GTCTAGAATTAACAGAGGTGGGGTGACCTCCCCCCCTACCACTCCCCCTTTTGTTTCTTATTTATTAAAAGATTTATGAACACAATTTTTATTAAAATATCTACCAATTCCCGGCGCTTGGTAGCCGCTGGTGGCGGTGATATAATCATAAGTAATAAAAGAATTGGAGTATTAAAAGATGATTGACCTATCCATCCTAGTGTGCAGCGTACACACAAGATACAAAACATTTTTACCTAAGATACAAGACCAGTTGTATGACCAACTTGCAGCGCTCTCAGAGGATGACCAGCAGCGCATAGAAATAATAGTGCTGACCGATAACAAACAGATGATGCTAGGTCATAAGCGCAATACAATGATTGATATTGCCCAAGGTAACTACATAGTATTTGTAGATGATGATGACCGCATTGCTGATGACTACATTAGTGAGCTGCTTAATGCCACTGCTAAGGGTACTGATGCCATAGTGTTTACTGCTATGGTCAGCCTGAATGGTGAGCCAGCCAAGCCATGCTACTACTCTAAGGTGCATAGGCGTGACTACAATAAGCCTGATGCATACTACCGAATACCTAACCACATATGCTGTGTAAAAAAGTCAGTGAGCCTTAAAAGCAGCTTTCCTAACATCCTTTATGGTGAGGATGCTGGCTATGGCAAGGTGCTGCTGCCTAACATAAAGACTGAGCATGTAATTGATAAGGTGCTTTACTACTATGACTACAATGTAGATACAACCGAAACCCAAGGCTGGCGCAATAACAGCACCAAGCAGCGACCCGGCAAGGCTGTGGCTGATGTAATCATACTATCCAAGGCTGCTAAGTACCGCGACAGCATAATGACCCAAAAAGCCATTGATAGCTGCATACAGGGCGCTAATGGCTTGCCTATCAATATCATTGTCATGGAGGGCGGTGTAGGACAGTACCACAACGCTACAACCATCCCTAAGCGCGGCAAATTCAATTACAACCAGTATGCCAATGAGGGCGCTGCTATTAGTAAGTCTGATTGGATTATGATAGCCAATAATGACCTAGAGTTTACTGATGGGTGGCTACACAACCTGCTCAGTGCAGACAATCCAGTAGTTAGCCCACATGAGCCTACTGACATGCGGCAAAAGGGCATCATTAAGAATGAGCTAGGCTTTGAGTGCGGCAGGCATTTTAGTGGCTGGTGCTTTATGATTAGCCGTAAATTATGGACCGAATTAGGCGGCTTTGATACTGATGTAGATTTTTGGTGCAGTGATGATGTTGTTATAGAGCAGGTCAAGGCAGCCGGGGTAACACCTATGCTGGTCAAAGAGTCTATAGTACGGCACGCCGGCTCAGTTACTTTAAAGTCTCAGCCAGAGGATGAGCAGAATGATTTAAAGTGGCGCAATGTTTTCATCTACAATACTAAGTACACTAAAAATAAGTTTGCTGAACATCCAAGCTACATTGCTTGGCTGCGCGATAACAAAGCATTAATGGAGGAATTGACAAATGGGCTTACTAAATGACATTGGCGTAAAGTATGGGGCTGATAAAAGCTCTATATTCCACAATTACCTAGACTTTTACCAAGAGCAGTTGCCGGACCGCGATTTTAGCGGCAGGTTGCTAGAGATTGGTGTTATGGATGGTCTCAGCATGAAAATGTGGGCTGAATACTACCCAAAGGCTGAGATTGTAGGCATAGATATTAAGCCTATGGACCATATGTATAACGATGACTGGCAAGTGCCTAAGAGCGTTAAGCTAATCCAGTGTGATGGTACTGACCCTAAGCAAACCAAGCCATTGGGCATGTTTGACATTATCATTGATGATGGTAGCCACTATTGGGCTGAACAGCAAAAGAGCTTTGATATTCTTTACAAGCAGCAGCTAAATGAGGGCGGTGTATACATCCTAGAGGATTTATGGACCAGCCACATTGACTATTACGCAAATGCCAAAATCAACACTCTTGAGTACCTAGAGCGGCTTGAGAAAAAGGGCATGAAAATGACTTACTTTAGGCACAAACATGCCGGCATTCAAACTGTATTTCCTAAGCACAAAGGTCTTGCAAAGCTAGGCAGCATCACAGTTGCTATAAAGGCAGGGCAATTATGATACTCATTGCCGGCGGCAAAGGCTTTATTGGTAGCCATGTTGCAAGGGTATTTGATGGGCTAGATGCCGGGCTTTACGACATTGTAGACCTTAAGGATGGGCAGGATATTTGCACAGTCAAAGACACCAGCAAATATGATGTGATTATCCTGCTTGCCGCTAACCTAGGGCATGATATGGACATGTTCCAAGATAACCTTGCAATATACCGCTGGGCTGCCCGGCAAACTGCACACATTATTTATACAAGCTCTGCAGCGGTCTATGGTGACAATGCTGAGGCTCATACTGAGAATGATGTGACACCAGCACCTAATATTTACGGCAGGTCTAAATTACTAGGTGAGCAAATCATTAGCCAAGCCTGCCAGCGCCGCACTATTTTGCGACTTGCAAATGTTTACGGTAATGGTGATGGAAATGGCGCAATAGACATTTTCAAGCGCGGTGGTAATAAGATTTATGGTGATGGTGAGGATGTGCGCGATTATGTCCATGTGGATGTAGTAGCTGAGGCTATAAAGCGGATTGCTCTAAACCCGGACCAGTACAATAAAGAAATATTTAATATTTCCAGCTTTGTGCCAGTCACTACTAATGAGGCTTATATGCAATACGGCAATGAGGGCTTGGCGGCTGAATACCTGCCAGCACGCGGCTTTGATGTCAAATACTCGCTGCTGTGGAATGCCAAGGCTAAAGAGGCTGGGCTGATAGATGCAAATTAGTGTTACCGTCATGGCTGTGCCGGCACGCAAGCTGCAGGCTGAATATCTAGCCAGTATTTTACGACTCTACCCATTTAGTGATGTTTCGGTAACTTATGACCTAGAGGCTGCCGGCACGCATGAGTCTGAATGGAATAATGGCAAAAATGCGCTGCTTGCTGGTATTGGTAAAGGTGATTGGCATGTAGTCATTCAGGATGATGCCATACTAACACCCAATTTATATGAAAACATTGAGGGTGCTATAACACATGCACCTAGCAAATCTGTCATATCGCTCTATACCGGCAAAGCGCGCCCATTTCCTGAAAGGGTTGCGGCAGCGGTCAATAAAGCGGTAGATGAGACCTTTTTGCAATACATCCTGCTTATGTGGGGTGTGGGCATCGTAATACCTACCAGCCATATCAAGCCTATGCTTGAATTTGTAGCGGACCGCACAGAGCCTTATGACACTCGCATTGGTATTTTCTACCAGCGCAACCGCTTACCTGTTTACTACACCATGCCTAGCTTGGTAGACCATGATGATGATATGGGTACAGCCATACCCGGACATGGCACAAAGCCGGGTGCTAGAGTTGCACACCGGCTTGCTACTGGACCAGGAATTTGGAATAACAGAGTAATCAACATATAAAAAAGCCACTTGGTAGAGGCTCTTTTAAGCACCATCCGCAATTAATATTTACTTACTTTTAACTAGCTGCTCAGTCATTTTGAATGTGTAGCCAGTTTCTTTGTTATACCACTCGCTCAGATTTTCTTTTACAAGTGATTTAAATGCCTCTCGCTGTTGTGGGTCACTAAAAGTAGCGTCACAAAGCTGCATTAGCTTGCCAAAGATAGCGCCAAAGTTGCTATCTTGCAAAAAGGGGTATGCGCCATTGAATGCAGGTTTATCACCGTTATCAAAGTCCGTATACCGCGAAACACCGATTAACTTAACTCTATCCTTTAAGGGGATTTCTACTAACTCTCTTACATCTTTGTCATTTTGAAATAACAAATACAAACTATCCATAAACTTGCCTTTCACTAATTGCTGCGGTGTTAAGGTGCTGATTTAATAATATCACAAGGCAGAGCAGTTTAGTGACAGCGTTGCTCAGGTCACTTGCTAAATTCTTGGCTGCTTTAAAATCAGGTCTATATCATTAATGCTGTATGAGGGGTGGTACTTTTCCCAATCTGGCACTAATTTTTTAATATCCAATTCCTCTATCTTTGAGGTGCTATTAAACCTGAATGTTACACCTTTGGTCTGGTAATCTGGTAGCCCCTCTAATTCAGCAATGGTTTTCATGGTGGCGCGGTCTATAATGTGGTGCTTGATATAAAGGATGTAGTCTTTTGGCGCTACACCTCTGACCAATACCCTTTTGCCAGTTCCGTACTCTAAAGCCAAAACATATACCGGCGGTCTGCCGGCAATGCGATAGCACTCACTTACATCAATCATTAGTTTAGCTCCCATGTTATGTTGCGCTGCTAGGTTTCGTATTCGCTTTGCCTTTTTGGGGTTTTGCGGATAGACCATATTTGCCAGCCACATGAGTTGGTAGTAATAGACATTTAGGGTTAGGGTCTGCTCTGCAATACCCAAGTCCAGCAGCGGCGGCACATCATCAATGGTGCTTTTATCAATGGTATACTCAAGCGTTTTTACTTGGACCCACTTGCCATCAAAGGGTATTTCAATCATTAGATTATTTCCCATGTTATGTAAGCTGCCTTGTGTCCACAATCCCAAGTGTCGCGGAGTTTGCCGCCTTTGACTGCTACTAGATGCCCTGCCATGCGGACCACATAGGTTTTGCTGCTATCCATCCGGGCAACATTCTTACCAGTGGGGCGCTTGCCGGTCAGCACACCGGGTACTTGCACCCTTTTGCCAATCTTATCTAGGTAGGCTTTATAGGTAAAGTCATCATTGGGTGGCGCTAGTAGCTCTCTACCAAGCGCTGTAAGCTCGTCATAGATGGTTAGCCAGTCTTTGCCGGTTGCAATGCTCAGAGCGCGGTAAACGCAATCTGAGCGGCTTTTGATGCCCTCCGGGTGAGGGTTTGTATACGCATAGAGCTGAGTTGCTTTAGGCTTTGTCATTTCAAAGCCTCCAAGCATTTCTTGCATGTGATGTTTTCCTTAGTAGGCTCAACATGCTTTACCTGTGTTACAGGACCAATGCGGTAGTGCATACCAGTATTTGGCTTGCAGAGTGCATAAGGGGTAGAGTGCATGTGTATGCCCTCAAACTTCTCACAGTCACATTCGCCAACAATGACAATGTGCTTAGTATTTGTAGACCAGCCAATGTTGCCGATGTACCTTTTTGTGGTGATGTTCATAGCTTTAATGCCTTTCTATGAATTACTTTGACCTCTGTATTGTATCAAACTCCCCCTAGTTTGTCAAGCATGACTACAGGTTAGTTTTCCACAATATGCAAAAGCGCCCATTTCTAGGCGCTTTCACACTTCAAACCACACCTCACATGCGGTTTAGGCTGGCTGCTGCAACTGCCTTTCGGCATTCGGACCATTGAACTATATTAAACCCACAAGGGGTACGCACCAGCCTCTGACTATTTTACTCGGTTATCTAATGTTACTCTAGCGGCATCCCTGAAATACCTACCTATGCTTGATTGCATAGCCCAATACTTTGTGACCTCATCCGGCTTGCCAAGCTCACTGGTATCATAATCTGCCGCGTGCATCATTATGGTGTGCATCCTGATTGCAGATATGACTACAGCCATTTGCTCTGGGCTAGGCATTGGCACTTTAAAAAAGCGGCATTCATCCTCTACAGTAGTAGTAATCCATTCTACCAGCGTTTTACCGTCTGGCATCTTTGCATTTTTGTGACCTGTATAAGCCATTATTCTGCAAACTTTTCTTTGTTAGGGCAATCCGGGTAGTGGTAGCTTGATGAGGCAAGCGCCATATCTGTAAGCCACCAATCACCTTTGCTATCTTGCATAAAGTCTACACTCCATGAGCCATCAAAGCGCGCACTAACATATTCTGCCATTTTAGTAAGCTCTACCATGTCTGGCTTGGTATTGAGCTGCTTAACCTGCTCTGCAGTCACGCCTTTTTGATTATCAAAAGCCTCTGCTGCCCAATATGGATGTGAGCAAACTACCTTGCCGCCTGAAATAAACAGCCGGACCTCTTGAGCAATAGGCATACCAGCAAAGGCAGTTGCAAGCGGTGTTGTTGGTATCATTTCGCGGACTGCCCAAGTGGTATAGGGCAAATCAACCATCATACTAAACTCAACTAGCCGCGCGATGTGAGCGCCTACATTGCTTTTATCGGTCAAGTGGCAAGTATCACGCCAATCATGCTTATTGCTGGTCTGCCCGGTGCGTAAAAACGCCTCACCCCCAAAGCCTAGTTTTGCAGCCATCACACTTGCCTCAAGCGCTCTAAAGTCTGCTGTTTCCTCACCATCTACAATATGCCCAATCTCTTTGGGTGCATGAAACAGCTTAGTTTTAGGTGTACGCATACCAATGCGCTCTAAAATCGGATACCAAAAAGTAATGTCATTAAGCTGCTCTACAAATGCCGGTCTACCAATATACATTTAAATTAACCTCGCTTGCTTATTTTCTGCTGGACCGTAATTAGGGCGTATGCCTACAGGGTTGCCGTCATCATCAAAGTATTCAAATGATGTTTGCACATGTGGCTCACCACGCCATACCTCATCAAAGCCAACCAACATATCAGCGCGGCTTTTGATTTTATTATTCTGTACATGCACATATCTAGGTAATTGTATCTCACCTCTTAAAAACGCCCATCCGTTTTTAGTAATGCCCCATCTGGCAAGTACGGTTTTACCATCAGATGTTTTTTGTTTGAATATAAGCCCATGCAATCTTAGCTGAGCAAAGTGATTGTACGGTTTAAATTCCTCTGGTTTGGTAAAATCGCTGACCTTAAAATCATTTTTCATGGTTAGCATTACATGACCGGCAGCGCGCTTTAGCATCGTTGCCTTATGCTTATTCAATATTTCTTTGCGTGTAAGCTGTATGCGCTGTCCGCATCGGTCACATCGCTCATTTAATGGCTCTACAGCCGGTGGTTTTATTTCTGGCATCTAACACCTCCAATTCGTTTATTTGCCGTTATTGCTTTGGTCTAGCAAAATTGCCCTCACTCACAATTAAGGGTATCTGCTTGGACCAACTATTATCATAGGCACTAATGCCACTGTTATTGATTACGATGCCCTGCGGCTTATCCTGTGGCGCATCGTACTTTTTCATTTCATCCAGCCGGGGTAGCCATTCAGGTATTAGCTCTAGCAATCGTATGCACCGGCTGCGGTCATCTGCATCACTAGGCGGCATAAAGCCAAATGCCTTTTCTGCACTGATGCCGGTAAAGTGTTTGGCTATGGCTAATGATGATGTGCCGGTAGAGCCAGCAAGCGCCCAAAACAGCGCCCGGTACTCCACAGGCTTGCCATGACAGATAGCAGGCTGATTACAGCTAGGGCAACAGCCAATACCGTCTATTTGCTTTACGCTATACATGCCGTTGCCTTGGTAATTGCGGTCACATATTTTACTCATATCCACACTCCTTTTTACCATTGCTCATAGTGCGATGGTGACAGTTATAGGCGCCCATTTCTTTAGGTATAAGTACGTCTTTTGTTACATGTTGGGCGTGATTATATCACTCGGTACTGTCGTACATACACCAGGGGTGACGTTTGCAATTTTGTAAGTGATTGTAAATGAATTGTAAACGTCGTATTATGTACCGTATGGATTTCTATACTGCATGGCTGCAAGCTCTCAAGCCAGTTTAGAAACCTAAACCAAAGCCGCCAGTACCATTTGACCTGCCGGCGGTGACAGAGCCTATGCACCCATTGTATATTTGCCGGGTCATGGCTCTTACCACCTTGGCTTAAAGGTACTATGTGGTCAGCTACCATTTCCTCTATTGGTGTAGGCTCTTTGCAGAATGCACATTTAGTCATATCAGTCTACAATCTTTCGTGTTAGCTTTTGGAAATTGGTACTAAGCTCATCTGCTGCAACATAAAACTCAGCCAGCTTTTCTGACATTTCTTTATCATCAGCGACAATGGCAACCTTAACGGCATCTTTTAAATAGTGCGCGGCTTTCATTAAATCGCTCTCAATAATGGTAAGGAATTTAGGCATAACAGCTACAGCATCATCTTTTTTACTCACCACATGCCTCACTTTCATGCTCTGCACATGGTTTGTAGATGTTGCTGGACCACAACGCCTGTTTCCGGGTGGTCTCAATCTTTTTAATGATACCCTTTGCAGCGCCGCGCTTGAATACGCCGCCAAGAGGGGTGTAGTCATCAAGACCATAGCCGGCACTTTCCAAAAATATAATCAATACATCTGCGACAATATAGCGATTGTCTCTAGCTAATGCCTCAAGCAGTTTGTCTGCAGCATCGCGCCATGCTTGGCTTTTTCCATCAATCATGTAAGCCCTCCTTATGTTGCTGGGTCAGCGTTTTCTTTAATTTCAATCTAGCGCGTGCATCTATCTTTGGTTGTAACTCTTTTTCCGGCACTATCAGCACTTGCACAAATGCCTTTATGTCACAGTCTGGCTGTGGGCAGGTCATAGTGATGTGCTTAATCTTAGCCATTACTTACCGCTGCACTCTGCCGGCTTTGCTACCGGCGCTGGGGTTACGGTTTCTATAGGTGCAGGTTGCTCATGCTGCGCTACAAATGCAGCTATGCAGGCATCCTCTGCGGCTTTGGTGCTAAATGACTTAATGCACTCCGGCACTGCTGGGTCTGAGTTATCACAGCTATCTACCGGGTTGCTCCATCGGTCTGGGTATTGGCAGTTTTCATGGCTAAAGATTAGTGGCTTGTCTGCACAGCGCCCTACAGTCTCATTGCCGGTACATTCACCATCATATTTATCACTTGCCTGCTGTGCATTGGCAGGCTGTGGGCGCGTTTGGACCGGCAAAGCGGTACTTATGCCAACTGCTAGGATTGCGATGCCTAGAGCGCTTACAATCAGCCGTTTCATTTCAAGCCCTCCAAATACTTTGCCGCCTCATCAATGCTTGTAAATTTGTGGTAGCGGCGGCTTTGCATACCAGCCACTGTGCTAATCCACAGAATAATAAACAGAAAATCTAGCCAGCCATTGCCGGCAAGGTACTGGTGGTTAAACCATAGGACCGCAATAAAGCCGCCAAAGCCAAATATATCCTCTAGCAATGAAACTATAAAATTAGGTTTGTGAATTACAATATACTCTTTGGTATTCATTTCTTTGACTCCTTGCCCAAGCCATTAATGTCAGACTCTAGTGCGGTCAGGTCTTTGCTAAAGCGATGCTCAAACTGGTATGGGCTGAGGATTTTAAACATCAGCAGCAGCACTCTAAGCGCTAACTTTGTGCGTATGCCAATAGGCTCTTTGTTATCCCAATTCTCTGCCATTTCAAACCTCCAATTCGTTTGTTAATTGCTCTAATAATGACTCATCGCCAGTGTGCAGGTAGGTCTCAAAAAGCTCTTTGTTTTCATCGGTAGCAGGGTAGTATTTACCGCTGACTCTGAATACAATTATTACCTCAGCATTTTTACGCATAACTTTGCCAACTAAATTAGCCATCTTAATTTTTCCCTTTGCCATTAAGCGCCTCGCCTTTTTTAAGCGGTTTATTTACTGCTTGGTAGAGTTTTACAAAATCATCTAGCTTGGCATCAGTGTGGGCTTTCATTTCCTTTTGTGCCTCAGCAACGGCATACTCCATAGCTCTTAGGATGTTGCGCCAGCCGTTTAGATACTCGCCAGTGCGCTCATGGAATAACCAGTTTTTCTTAGAGCCGTCTTTTTCGGTTAGTGATACGGTCTCATTCACAAAGTCCAGCTCAACTACAATGCTTATGCCATAGCTGGTATAGACCCGGCGTACAAATAAATCTTTCATTTTTTGACCTTTCGTAATTGCCTATAGGCGGCATTTAATGCTTGTGGCTCACCTTTTAATATTACGACTGTGCCGCGTACAGTGCCATCTACAATAATGCCTGCATCGTACATGAGCTTGGCTAACTGGTCAGCCTTGCCAAAGCCTATGCCCATTTTGCGGCTGATACTAACAGCATCTGCGTAGCCGGTACTAATGGTAATAAGTACAGCCTGCCGGACCTCATTTTTAGTGAGTGGCTTTTTAATTAATGCGCTATAGCCTTTCATTATTCGGCATCCTTTTTGAGATAGTGGTAATTGCCAATAGCCCGGTTAGTTACCTCAAGCGCTGCCTCAAAGCTAATGCCTACAATTTCGCGTGCAGTGCCAATGCTCTTGCCGCTATTGATAAGGTCTAGGTATTGCTGCCGCTGCTCATGGGTAGTATTTTCCCATTCGTATTGCAGCTTTAGTTTGTATGGTATGTGGTCTAGGCAGTAGCCATGATATTGCGGTGCTGACTTGCAGATTGGGTTTTCAGCTAAGTATTTGAGTAGGCTGCGCGAATAGCCGGCTGAGTGGTCTGTATTCCATCCACAGAGCATTTGCTTGCGGTGCTGGGCTGGTGTTACTACTCCGGCTTTCACTTCTTTGCAGCCTTTTTGCTCTTAGTGACTTTTGGCATTTCGCCAATTTCCTCATACTCTAGCTGGTAATCAGACAGCTTGCCGCCCAATACAGCCTGCACGCTTTTCTCTGCGCCCCGGTATGTTCGGACCACTTTAATAAACTTTTGGTATTCAGCCTCAGTTAGATGCTTTGCGAATAATACCGCATCCTCATATGTTGGCTTTTTTGTAAATAGACCCATGTGTGTAATCCCTCCAATTCGTTTTTCACACTTACTAAGCTCTAGTGTAATTAAACTACCTACAGTTTGTCAATACTATTCAAATGCAATATGACATTATCGGCAATCTCATCTGTTAAACCATCCTGCCAAGTAGTGCGAAATAAATGCTGACCCCACAAAAAATCATAGCTGTCATCCAGTATTGCGTACTGCTTTGTGCCGGGGTGTCTGTCTAGCCATTCCTTTATTTCAAAGCCCCGGTAGACCATACCCCACACTGCGCCGCGCTGCAGGTCAGCGGTCACATCAAAAAACTCACATACCTCTTGCTCTGCCCATTTATGGCTATCAGGAAATAAGCGCCAGCTAGAGCTTAGGACCACTTTGCAGTTAGTCTCAGCTACTATGCGGCGTACCCTGTCTGCCATTGCTGGATTTATGCCAATGAATTTTGTATTGCCTTGGCGCTCTCGCGTTTTCTGGTGGTTACAAACTCCATCAATGTCTAAAAACAATATTTTCAGATGCTGCCTCAACTCTTTGCCTTTCAAAATTAGCCGTACCCTCTTGCCACTATGTATAAACTACTAAGCTATATAGTACCAAAGCCACTAGCAATAACAGCCACCAAAGCCGCCGCCTCATAGCCTACTTAGCCATTCGTCTTTAGGGTTTAAGCGTTTCTGTACCTTTTTTAAATGTTCCTCATAAAACTCAACAGCACGCCGCTGCGCGCCAGTTGTGACCGGGTTAGCGGTGGTAATCTCAATATTGCGGCGCTCTGCTTTTATAAGCGTTGTGAGCAGCTTGCGGTCAGCGCCCTCTACAAATATCTTAAGATGTGGCATTACCTGCCCCTAGCACATTCTCTTGGTAATATTGGCGCGGTGATTTGCAGTTTTTCAATGCGGTAGCCATCTGCTTTTGACTTATGCCCTTTTTATTTGCGTAATATAGCAATTCCTCAAAGCCTGCCTGCCCATTTACATTAATAAATTGCTGTGCTTTGCGTACCCAATACTTTTGAAACTTGCCAAACTGGAATTTAATTAGCTTGTCATGTACATAAAGGCGCAAATCTGCCTGCACCTCTTTGACCTTTTCAACAAATTTATAAGTGCCGTCTTTAATCATTTTGCACATCTTTGCAAAGTACCGGCTGGGCTGCTCTTTGGTAAGTGCTACCTCTACCATATTTGCCCACTCAGCCGCCTTATCCATGCGCTCTAATTTGATTTGTATACTTCGGTAGAATGGCAAAAAACGCTGGTCATCAATGAGCTGCGCTGCATCCCCTAATCGCTCTAACATTGTTTTTTTTCTTTGGTCACTAAGACTGTAAGACATTTGTACCCTCCAATTTCTTTGTCTGGTCTCTAATATAGCACCAGCATAATTGATTTGCCAAATGCCAATGTGCATAAGCCTGTGGAATGTGTGGATAACTAACCACAGTTTGGCTCATTTATAAGTGTTTCTATATAGTATGTAAAAATGTTCTAATTGAACATATCTATATAGTATGTAAAAGCCTGCAACTAACAGAGGTGGTTAGCCGCGCTGGTGAGTGAGCTGGTAGACAAAGGCGCTGCGGTTTTTGATAATCCACTTAATGCGGTATATGTGAAACTCGCGGCTGTTAAGTAGCTGACCGCCTGAGCGCACTGGTAGAAACTCGCCGGGCTGGTAACGATAGTAAGTATTTTTGATTGTTTGTTTTAGGTTTAACATAACTACATATTAGCACAAACCATGCTTTTTGTCAATGGTCAATACTTGACTTGCAATAGCATGAGCATGATAAAATCTAATGGTCACTTTAACTTTAACTTGGAGTACAAATAGAGCCGCGCCACTTTCCTACCTTGAGGCTCATGGATTATGAAAACGCTTATTACATCCCTGCTGACTGTATCAATATTAGCTACACCGTCAGCGGCTGCAGCGCAACCACCATTGCCAATACCAAAGCAGTTTGACCTATTTACTTTACAGGTATTAGATAAACCTGCAGTACAAAACATTACAATCACACTACCAAAAGAAACACCCAAGCCGGTTGCAGAGCCTACAAAGCCTGAGCCGGTTATTTATATTGTGGTGGATGGTGATAACCTCAGCAAGATTGGTACAGCCTACAATGTGGAATGGCAACGCCTGTGGGCTAAAAACACTCAGCTCACTAACCCGGACCTTATACATGTTGCTGACCAAATAACCATTCCTGAGCCGTCTGAGACACTTGCGCGCGAATTACCAGCAGTTGTAGCATTGCCTGCCGCAACGCCCGGTGTAGCGCCTAGAGTGAGCTATGATGCCGGCAATACTTATGACTATGGGTACTGCACTTGGTATGTTAAAAATCGCCGGGGCGCATCCATTCCTAACATGCTTGGCAATGCAAACACTTGGTATAGCCGGGCTGCAGCGGCTGGTATGGCTGTTGGCTCTGAGCCAAGACCGGGTGCTGTTGGCACAACTACGCGCGGCGCATTAGGTCATGTGGTCTATGTGGAAAGCGTAAATGGTGATGGGTCTATAAATATCTCTGAAATGAATGCACCTACTTGGGGCGCTACTACTTATCGGACCGCTGCAGCATCTGAGTTTGTATACATCTACTAATTAGCTCACTGCCACAGATATAGCATTTGCCGGGCGCAAGCTGGCTATAGTGTGGTGGGCATTCGTAAATAATCATTGTGGTCTGAGTGATGCTAGTGGCATATACTCCCCTTTTAGGTCATACATCAACTTAAGCACGCGGTATTGTTTGCCGTCTATAAGGATTGTCACACCAGTTGGCACACAGACTAGCGCCGGTATGCCTTTGCTCACTGATTTGTAATGCCCTCTATTGCTCATGCTGCACCGTCTGGCGGCTCTGGGCGCTCAAACTGCAGCAGTCTAGTCATGTTGTGCAGCGCGGCGCTTACAGCCGGTCTAGCAAGTCTCTGCAGCCTTAACTTTTCAGCCAGTGCCGGGTATTCATCTATGTAAACTACATTTTCGGTATCAGGCTCTTTTTCCATAAGCATTAGTATAACAAACCAAAAGCCCCACCTTTATGATGGGGCTTTATTTGGCGAATTGGAGTTCTAGGTAATAGGATGTCTTACTACCCTAATACCCTGCGCTACATCATACCATTATGGATTGACTGCTACCACTGGTAGTTTTTTCTTTTTTAAATCTAATAGAGCCATAGTAAGCGAATGCCGCCGCCTCTGTGGGGTCACTCTGTATATCTGCATTCATGCTGGCATAACCAAACATGCCATCCTTACCAATGGACCGCTTTTTAACTGTGCGGACTGAGTTGTTTAAAGCCGGCTGATTAAAGTGAGTAAGTAGCCCCTGCTCTATAGCGTTATGAAATGCAGCATAAGCAGCACCAGCCTCTTTGACATTAGGGGTAAGTATGCGCTTGGACATTTTCTTTTCAGTGCGTACAAGTTCCTCTACCAATAGCTGTGTGCCGGCTGCGCCATCAATGATGATTTTGTTAGCTTTGTACCATCGCTTATTTTCCATGAAAAACATTACAAGCCATTGTGTGCCGGCGCTCATCGGTCTATGCTCTAATATCTCAACATGGATTTTGGCATTATTCCAAACACCTACCGCCAAAGATACACTGCTGCCATCCGGCGCAAACTTAACCGCATACACTAGGCTTGGGTTAACATCCAGCTCTACCTTTTCAACTGCCAGCGGTGACCACAGCTCATCAGAAATGGCGCGCAATGTCTCTACCCCGGCAATCCAGCCAAGGCGCATTTTATTAAAGCTATCCACAGCCATTTTGACAGCCTCATTTTTAACAGCGCGGACCATTAAGAAATAGCCAAGGCTTGGGTTAGCCTCATACCACGCATCCTCATCATTGGGGTCTCGCATAATTTCAACTGACCACTCTTGCCAGCAGGTCTCAACATCCTTGCCATCAATAACAGCTTTTCTTACGCGCATAAATACAGTACCTGAGCTGCCACCGCTTGGCGGTGTACCGGCGCGGATGGTCTGACTATTCTGGCTCTTACCGGCTGAAATGGTAGGCAGCAAAGCCTCTTGCTGGGCATCAGTTTCCTCTTGGTCCTCATCCAGTATTAGGCAGTCATTGGTCATACCCAAGCCCCCGGTGCGTGTCCTAGTACGGAATTGGCATACACCCCGGTTGCGTAATTCTACATAGTCAAAGCTCTTTGGCTCTTTATCAAATTCCTCAGTAAGCAGGTCTCTAATTTCTTCCTCAGCATCATAGAAAAATCTGAGTACGCGGCGCTTAATGGCGCTAACTGTTTTGTCAGAGTGCGCGGTATAAACTAGCGACTCACCAAGGAATACCATGCCGCCAATAATGCGCGCAATAAGCAGCTCTGACTTGCCATTTTGCCGGGGTACTAGCAAGCCACACTCTGGGTTTACCCATTTCCAATTACCCTCAGCATCTTGCTCTACAGCCATCCACCTATAGAGAATTGCTTTTTGCCAAGGCAGCAGCACAATGCCGTAATGCTCTAGCAGCCGGATAGTTTTATCAGCAAGCCAAATGTCACCGTTTTTATAAATGTCAATGCGCGGCTTTTGATTGCCATAACGCTTTTTAGGTGTCTGGCTATTGGCTTTGGGTGTGCCTTTAGATTTACTGGCTCTTATCATTTCTCAACATCCTCTATGGTTACTCTTGATGCAAAGCTAGTATTGCGCCTGCCACCGCCATTGCTGCCGGGGCGCTTTTTGCCCTCAGTGGTTTTGACATTCGCGCCGGGCGCGCCCTCTAGCAACTGACCAAGCACTGTAGTCTTTTTAGGACCAAGCCGCTTTTCGTAATCGCTAATGGCTGTCATCACTTCGGTTAGTTCACGCGCTAGGGCTGCAGTATCGCGCGCCCCTGCGCCTTTTTCTAGTTTCTCGGCTAACTTATCGCGTGTAGCCATTAGCACGCCCATACGGTCATTCTTGAGCGCCATAGCCATAATGCCAGTACCCTCTTTGGCTTTAGGACCGCTAAGGGTAGATTGGTGGATTTTGGCAATGCGCTGCGGATTACTGATAATGTCATGCCACATGCGTAATGCGCTGTATGCCTCAGCATCTAGCATGTCTTGCCCAATTTTTACCAGTAAGCGGATGTGACTAGCCGGAAAGCTCTTAAAATAATTAAGCCAGTGGTCATAGTCTGGCTGCTTTTTAATCTTAATCTTTAGCTGCTGCTCATTGTAGATTTCGCACAGTGCTTTAAATTCATCTATGCCTAGTGAGTAAAAATGCTTTTCAAACATTGCCTGCGTAAATGCCGGCTTGGTTGGTTTCTTTTTTTGAGCAACTTTTTTACTCGGCTTTTTTACGGCAGCTTTAGTAGCCGCCTTTTTCTTAACAGGCAGTGCTTTATTTTTTAATACCTCCTTGATAGGGGTAGGCTCATCACTCGCCTTGCGCTGTTTTGGCATGGTGGTGTAAGCCTACTCGGTTGGTGACTCTGATAATTCAAAATGATGCCCACAGTTTGGGCATGTTACCTCATGCGTTTTGTAATCATCTTTGTCAGGTTTTTCATCATCACCGCCGCCGGTAAATTTAAAGTCAGCGCCCCAATCCTGCAGCTCATCCATATCCCACTCATTGGCTAATATGTCGCTATCCCAATCACCGCTGTGGGCATTGTCTTTAATGATAAACTCGCGCTTTTTTGCATCGGTTAGACCAAGCACCTGCTTGACCCTAACATCCTCATACTGCAATTCCTCTAGCGCATAGCTGCGTTTGTCACCGGCTAGAATAAGCAGGTTTTCATCAACAACAATTTCCCTAATGTCTTTCATCTCAGGAAATTCTTGCAGGGATTTAACCAGCTCTTTATGCTTTTTTGATTTTATATAGCGAGGGTTTTTAGTGTTGTGTACTAGATTAGCTAGTTTTTCAACATAAATTTTTACCTCAAACTCTTGCTTGCCCATAATTCGCCTCCTCCTTTATTGACCGGGTAGTACCCGTATGCGACTCTGGTTAGTTTGTGGTGTAATTATAACATAAGGATTACTGTACAATATAAGTATTCAGATTGGAGGTAACAACAGCTCATGGACCGTACACCAAAAAAGCCATGCAAGCATTGCGGCTTGATGGGTCACTTTGCATATGCGTGCTATCAAAATCCTAAGCGTGCGCTCAAACAGCTCAAGCGCACTGCAATAGCGCGCTCTACTAAACCAATTAATAAGATAGGCAAACAAACTAAGCAATGGCTGGTAACTCGCGCCTCATGGATTAGGCATAACCCACCGCCAATAGAGGGCAAATATTGGATGTGCTACCTGCGTATACATCCTTGGTGTCCGGGGCGCATTGATGTGGCACACCTCACCCTAGACCATGTAGTAAGCCGGTCACGCGACCCAAGCAAGCGCTTTAGCTCTGATAACCTCAAGCCTGCCTGTATGTATTGCAACGGTGAAAAGGGCAGTAGGTCACTAGAGTCTGTTAAGCCAGTACCTGCACAATAAATGTGTTCAAACAAAAAGAGCGCCCTCGCACAGCGCTCTTTTCTTTTTGGTTTTGTTTAGCCTACAAATGCAAAGCCTAGGAATACCAGCACAAATGTTGCAAGCCCGGCAATACCGGCGTAACGGTTGCCCGGTGACTTGTCAAAGAGACACCCTACAAAGTACACAATCGCCGCGACAATCAGCGAATAGATTAAATGACCTAACATATATTAGCCCTCCTTATCAGGATTACTTACATTAAGAGCCGCCATAGCCCCTACAAAGGTCACCTCACCTGTCCAAATCAACATTACCCAAGCTGGCAGTACAGCCACATCAGGGGATGTTAGGACCGCAATAATTGGTGATAGCACACCAGTTAGTATATATATTGCTACTCTTACATTTGGTGGTAAATTGACTCTCATAAGCTATAACTCCTTAAGCTATTTTAAGCACTTGTCCGGGGTAAATCAAGTTAGGGTTAGCAAGCCCATTGATTTGCGCTAGATGCTGCCAGCTAGTGCCGTACTTGGCGGCAATGCCGCTTAGTGTATCACCTGACTTAACTGTGTAGGTCTGTGCTGCTGGTGGGGTTGGTGCAGCGCCGCCGGGTACTTTCAGCACTTGACCCGGATAAATCTTATTAGGGTCTGGCAGGTTGTTGATTGCCTGCAGGCTCTGCCATGATGTACCAAACTTGGCGGCTATACCGCTAAGAGTGTCACCGGCTTTGACTGTGTATGTGCCATTGTTCATTGTTGGCGGAATAGTATTAGTGCCGCTGCCCGGTAGCAATAAGACCTGTCCGGGGTAAATAGTGTATGGGCTACTAATGCCATTCATGGCTGCTATCTGTTTCCAGTCCTTACCAGTCTTTGTGCCAATGCCACTGAGGGTATCGCCACTAATGACTGTGTAGCTGCCGTTGGCTAGTGCTGGCGGCTTTGGATAGTCTGAGGGCGGTGGTGTTACGCCGCCAAACTTGCTTGGCTGTCCGTAGTTATCCTTAAGCGCCCGGCAGAAATCCACAGCGCCATTTAGATTTTGACCGTTTTTGTATTGGTATAGGTGGTTTTCAGGGTGTACATTTCCGCCGGACCATGCGTAAGTCTGCCATAGATATTTGGCAGTGTTATTTTCATGGCAACGCTTAATGACCCAATAGCCGGCGTATACGCCAACTCTGTCTAAGCCAATTACCTCAGCAGCACCGCGTAAGTATTCATCAATAGCGCCTTGGTCTGACTCTGGTGCATCGTAATCAACAGCAAAATAGATTGGCATACCGGCTGGCAAGCCAACAGCTACTAGAGCCGCCTGAGCCGTCTTAGCATCTGCATTACCTGCAGCGCGCCCCTCTTTGGCTCTTGAGGCATAACTTTCATAAACAACCGGCACTTCAATGCCGTTAGCCTGTAGGTCTGATAATTCGTTTGCATCCAAGCCCTTGCCACCTTGCCCATCAGGGTATAAGTAGCGGACCGCAAAAACTTTGCCTGCAGCCTTTAGTGCAGCGCCTGTGGGTCTAGCCCAACTGTAATCAACTCCCTCTTGTGCCATCTGAAACCTCCAATTTATATACTGATTGTAACATGCTTGTGCTACCAAGCGTTAGACAATGGCACAGGGTTTATGACCTTTTGCCCTAAGTAATCCTCAGCCATCTTAGCGCCTTTTTTACGGTTGCAACGGTGGTGAGTGAGCTGTAGGTTTTCAAGCGCATAGAGCTGCCCACCGCGTGAGCGCGGCACAATGTGGTCTACCTCTACTGCAAATGGCGTATTCTTTGGTGCATCTAGGTCAATGGGTGTGTGACAAATCGCACATATAGCATCTAGGCTGGCAATGGCGCGCCGCCGGGCGGCTGCCCATTCAGTACCATTGAGTTTTTGGACTGCTGGTATTACTCCATCCATAGAGCGCTACTTTTCTGGCTTGGGCTGATTGTCCTGCCATTTTTTATACTCGCGCTCTGCAATTTTCTCAGCCTCAGCTTTGTTTTTTACTATCTGTTTGGGTACATTTTGTATGTAGCCGGGGTAATGAAACTCATAAGCATACTCTAGCTCTACAAATTTTGGTTTAGTTTTATCTGCCATAATTTAACTCCTATTTAACATAGTCCATTACTGCCGTAAAGTATGATGCGCCCCAAGCAAATGAGCTAGAGACTGATATATTAGTTGTATCTACTGCAATAATCCATGCCCAGTTACCGCCAAATTCCCGGTGTATTACTGTAGCCTGTGTGCTGTTGTTAGTGCCGCCTGTGCCAATCTTTAAGCCCTGAGTAAATCTAACCAATTCAAAAGCTGAAGTCATGCCACTAATACCATGAGCCACATTGGTTGTGGTGCTGGTGCTGAGGGTTACACTACTGCGGATAACTTTGCGGTAAATAGGTCTGCCATCAATCCACACCTCACCAGTCAATACCTCTACTGCGCTATAAGCAGCATTGGTGATTTGTGCCGGTCCTACTGCGCCGGGTGGTCTTACAGCGTTGCCTAGTGAGTCCACAGCATATTGCTGAATTGAGGTAGCTGCAGCAATGTTAGATGCGCCGGTGACAACTTTACCAATCCTAAGACTGTTAGCCGCTAGAGCCGGGCTTGCAGCGCCGTTGGTGACTTCGGTATAGACTAATGTGCCTGTGCCATCGCCGTTGCTCAAAACATCTACATAAGTGTCTTTGGATGCGGTGTATGTCCTTGCAGTCACTGAGGATATGGAAATACGCAAGCCATTAATGTAAAGCACACCAGATGTCATAGAGGCGTTGCGAGTTGAGGCATAAGCATCACCAGTGATTACTAAGCCGCTAAGTACAAAATCCCCTAGCAATTCATTTGCGCGAGTTACCGGGCTGCCTGTAGCGCCTGCCGGTTGGTTTACCTGATTAAAGAAAAAAGCCGCAAGGGTAGATAGCAGGGTACGCTTGGTGGTAGGTCCACTAGGGTCATTAATAGGCACATAGTGGTTGCCATCTAGTGAGCTGTCGCTTGGTAATCCTGATACTTTTACATCTGCCATAATTTTATTATACCTTAATGTTTAAGTTTAACTAGGCGCACTTGGGTTAGCCACTGTCTGCTGTGCCAGCAAGCCGCGTATGGTTTTTTCATTTTCTGTGCTAAAGCGCTTTGGCATGTTGCCAATCGTTAGATTTACCTGCTCTGGTGTGTACTCTACCCGGACAATCTGCATAAGCTGCCGGTCAATAAAGTTGCCAAATCCTCTTAGCCCTACAGTGTCACCGGGCTTGAGTAGCGTTATGTCCATTGTGCGGTCTAGGACCGTCACAGTGGTCTCATAATACTCATTGGCATTTTCATCTATAAAGCTATCACCAATGGCATCTGCGGTAGCCTGAATACTTACCCGGTTATCACTCTTGCGCTCAAGCCGCTTGCCATAATTACTCTGGCTCACTTGGTCCTCATACTCTGTGTAGAGATTGACACCAGCAGCCTCAGCGCCGCTAAATAGCAGGTCATTTTTGACATTCTCAATGCTCATTACAAAGTTGATTTTGTTTAGATGCCTGCCCTTAATCAGCTTGTGGGTAGCTGTGGTGAGGGTGTTTTTAAAGTAAATGATGTCACTGCCTAGGTCACAGTAGAAATAGAAACCGTTAGGGCAGAGGGATAGCACCTTACGCATTGAGTCAAAAATTGTTTCAGTATTGAATGTGGCAGTAAGTGATAGCCCTGTTGCATCCACTGAGCTACTAGAGTAATTAAGAATGCCGCCGCGTAATCGGTAGTCATCAATGATTGGCTTAAACATCTGTGTGGTAGGGTCTTTGCTGGTGTATGTGGCTGTGGTAGTAGCAAGCCCGGATGATGCAATAAAGTAAAGGTCACTGCCTGCCATTTCAGTATAGCCACCACCGCCTGAGCCGCCGCTATAGCTTGAGTTATAGGCTGCGCCATTGGCGTATGGGTTGGCATTTGAGTAGTAAATGTAGATGCTTTGCCCGGCTGCCACTGAGACTGCAAAGAAATAGCTGCTGCCCGGTGATACATCCATTAGGTTGGCTGCACCAAATTGGGTAGCTACAGCCAGTCCTAGGGTGTCTACAGTCTGTGTGATAGTACCTAGGATGCTGCCGCTTATGCCGTCATACACCGTAACTGTCACATCTGCAGAGCCATTTAAGAGCAGGGTTATTGCGCCTAATTTGGTGACCCCTGCGCCGCACACCCATGTTTGACCGTATCTATTCCATCCAGCACCCTTGCTATCCTGCGTAATGAGTACAGCAGTGTTTTGTGAGGTTTGGGTAACATCTGCGGTGTAGCTAAATGGTGAGCCGCGCGCAATGTAGTTATCTAGGTCTAAGCCATCACTGAGCAGCAACAGCCTAATCTTATTATCAGCACTAGCGCCAAAGCCTGCCTCAATCCTATTAACTTGCCCTTGAAACATCAGTTTGCCATTAGGGTAGTAATAGCTGTATTCCCACACCTCAATGCGGTTGCCGTTTTGAATTATGGTAGGGTCTACTGCTGTGCCTACACTCAATATAGGCGGCTGCCCATCTGTGTAGATGTACTCACCTGCCTCAGTGGTAATTGGCTCACCTGCCTCAGTTACAAGCCTGTCACCCGGCAAGGCTGAGGTATCAGCGGAAACACCGCACTCAATCGCAAGGGATGACCCGGCGCTATTAATATCAAGCGAGTAGCCAAATTTGCTAGTTACTTTTGGCAGGTTGCCTAGGTAAATGCCATCATTGAACACTTTATATAGGTAGCGCTTTGGTACATCCGCTGCAGCAACATCAACTGAGTAGTGCCAGTAGACCGTAATGCGGACATAATCAACAGCTATAGTAAAGTCATTACCGCTAGAGGTATAGGTTGCATCAAAGCCAAAGCCAAAGTTACTTGCATTGATTTGCGCCGGTGTCCAAGTAGTACCCCAAAGGTTAGTTGCGCCGCCGTATGTGTACACACCTGAGCTTGCAGAGCCTAAGCCGGCTTGGTTAGTGCCAGCCAGCACACCAGCCTTTTTGAGCTTGACCATGCCATTGCCCTCTGCCCATCGGGTGCTGCTAGGCACTTCCATCTCTAGCTTGATACCATCAATGATTGCATTGCTTGGAATATTAAAGCCAAATGTTGCGCCGTTTAATTCGTCAGTAAAGGTTGGTGGTGCT